AGTTTGACTACTTTCTCATCCCCCGCATGAATGTTGCGTAGTTAATGCCACCCGCCATGACTGCATTCACCCTCCCCTCACCTTCCTCGAGTGATCTCAGTATTTTGTCAATATGGTCCTTATCATATTTCACGGGGCAAAGGTAGTAAAATAGTCGGGTGTTGTCAAGTGATCGATTTTTTAAATTCAACCACTTGTGTTTCAATACTTTCATACTTCGCCCTCAAGTCTTTGTACACATCCAGCAGGTTGTTGATTGTTTTCAGGTTATATTCGACCGTGTGCCGATTTTTTTTGAACAGTCTGGATAGTTGTTGGATGTTCACCCGGGTGTTATCGATGATCAATTTCATGGCGAAGTAGCGCGGGTAGGTATCCTTTTTCTTCCGCGATGTGAGTGATTCGAACACGTTGTTTTCAGGTAATCCGAACGACTTGGAAGTGATTTGCATTATGATGTAAGTCAGTTCCATCGAGGTTAATTTTTCATCCAGTACCCATTTAAGGGCATTTAGTTCGATCTGTAGGGCTTTCTTATTCCGGTGGTACCTCCCATTAACTTTTTCGAGTTCGTGCATCAGGTTGAAGATACGGGCGGTTATTTGGGTATCCTTCTTCATGGGTTATCTCCCGCTCACGATCGAATCGATTTTAGCGGCCTGTTCGTCAAACCTCATCGGTGCCGTGTTCACCTCTTCCATGATTGCCTTCATGTTGTTCGGACATTCCACCTCGAGTCCGGCGTTCAGGTAGTCAAACAGCTTGTTAGGCATCATCACGCGTGCGATGTCATTGGAATTTATCTCTATTATACCGCGTTTGTAAAGTGAGAGCTCACCTATCAGGTGATAAGGGGATACAGTGTAGTGCACCCGGAATCGGTCATCCTCGATCATTGGCAGTGGCACGTTAGTGATGGCTGACGGGTACACGTGCACGGGGTAGCCGTGAAGGTGGCCGTGCTGCAGGAGGGCGTCGGTGACGTTGCGGTGGTGTGCAATTATACCCGTGAGCGTGCCCATGTAGACAATCCCTTGCCGATCCCCGGCATAATGTTCTCCGATCATTTCGGACAGCGTGGCGTTGTATATCACTGACGTGTTATCGTTCACGGCGTACAGGCGTTGACCTTCCAGCATCTGGCGGCGGCTCACGTAAGTGATGGCTGTCGCTGCCGCTATCGCCGCACATTCGATGGCAACTTTCATGGTGTCCTTTCCGGTGTACATCCCGGCGAGGTCACCGATTGCCTGCACCGTTGGTATGTCTGAATCGGGGATTGAAAAACGCGTGCAGGGGTTAAAAGATACCATCACGTCGAACCCAGTGTAGCGGTTCACCGTGTCAAGGTGCGCTGCCGGGAACCGATTGAAAGGCAGCCCCTTCACCGGGGGCATCGAGCTGAACACGGTGACGTGGTGACCGATTGAGCGGAGCACGGTCGCCCATTTGAACAGGCGGATTGCAGGCCTATATTGAACGAGTGCTATCTTCAAGGCGTGTTGGTGTTGAATGTATCAAACCATTGGATGAACTGATCGAAGGTCTTGGCTATCACGTACACGCCACCGGCGCACTCGATGGCTCGCTGGTACTCTCTTTGGTGGCCAGATTGCCTATCCTTACCGACCTTCACCTCTACCTTGACCGCCCTGCCGTGGATGACCGCCGAGATATCCGCCGATCCCTTTGATCCTGTTGTTGGTATGTAGATTTGTCTTCCCGATTTGGCCGTGATCGGCCTTCCCATCGTGTTGACGCGTTCGGCCTGGTGCCCGTGAAGTCGCAGGAACGTGATGATGCACCTGGTTAGCGAGTTAGCGGTCTTATCTGTAAACCTCGGGCAAGCCCTGCAGTGTTCGGGGACGTTGGGAAACCTGTGGCGGTTGTCCGTCATCCAGAGTTCCCTAAGTAGTGTAAATTGTTGATTTTGATTCATTTGGATTGATTTAATGGTTAGGGTTTAGGTTAATAATCGTTTTATCCAGGGCAAGGAAGAATAGTTGCATGTTTGATAACATATGCAAGGTTAGTTTTCGTAGTTTCATATACTTTTTTAATGTATTTTCAACCTTCGACTTTTGAAACACGGTTAAACCGTATCGAAGGCAATATGCATCATTTTCAACGCCATTGAAGATGTAAACCCGTTCATTTACGAAAGTACACACATTTAATTTTTCAGCTTTGATTTTCAATATTTTAGATAGTTTATTATTTGCCTTTTCTGTACGAAATATTAAGTCATCAGATTGTTTCTTGAAAGGATAACCTGGAAATCGATCATCGATAGTTAAGACTTCCAACATACCATTGAGGACGTCAATCCATATTAATTCACGTGATATCCTTTCTATCGAATCCATTCGTAAATAGAGGTAGTCTATGTAACGAAACAAATTTTTAACCCTTTGTGTTATCATCTTTAATTGTTTTTATGTTAAATTGTATATTCTCAAACAGGAGTTGCACTAAGTTGCACTAAGTTGCACTGAAGTTGCACATGGTTTATAAATATTAGCGGGTTGTTGATGGCAAAAGTATAACTTTTTGCCGGGTGTGAAAATAATAATAATCTTATCTATATAGTACTTACCATTCTTACTTCTATTATAGTATATATACTTGTAATAAACTTTAAGCATTAGTACCTTTTTTAATAATAGACGGTAGTACTTCTTTTTTCTTATACATTTTTTTACGTTTTTACCGGAAAATTTGTTGCACTTTTGTTGATTTTCAGAAGTTTTGATTGATTCACTGGGTATTGCAAATATTTTTAGTATAACTTTCGTGCAACTTTTGTGCAACTTTCGATTTTTTCGTGGTGTGTTCCGAATCCGTGTCACCCGGGTTGGAAAAATTTCGTTAATGTAAGTCATTCGGATTGATGTTATCTTGATCGTGTAAATCGCTCGGGTTGTATAATCCACGCAAACATTGCCTCTATTTGCTCTTTGTCCAATATGAAAGTGTTATTGGCAATTTTCGCAAAAGGCATCCCTCCCTTTAACGATCCATCCGCTATCATTCAGACTTTCTATTGCATCTGCTTTATCATTGAATACCGCTTCATATTCAGCATTTGTATTATATCGTTCACCACACTTTTTACAAAACACCTCTATGAAAGTCCTTTTGCGAAAACAGCCATTAACATCATCAATATCAACGTATTCCCTTAATATTTCCTCTACTGTATTCATGGTTTTTTGTTTTACTTGTTATTACCCGCCAACATTCGTTTATACATACGTTATCGGCAACCTTAAAAAGACAGCGTACCCTGTTTGATGCTTTCTGAAATTCGTTTGATTGCCTTGTCAATATATTCTTTGTCGATTTCACACGCTGTTAAGTGTAAATTCATTTTATCTAATCGGTTCGCTTTATCAACTGCCAAAGCAATTGACCCGCTTCCGAAATGAGTATCTAAAATCTTCATTCCTTCGGTAGCAAATTGTCCTATTTGCCAATCATATAAAGCCAAAGGTTTTTGAGTTGGGTGTATTTTACCTTCCTGTAATGCTTTTGCCCTGCTATAAGTTTTTATTCTCATTGCCTTACTAAAAGAAGTCCATGCCATTTCGCCATCAGCCAAACTAAAATCTCTTTGCCCTTTATCCCAAATCAACCAACAACTACTGTCAAAAGGCATTTTGCTAATAAAATGGTTTGCTCCCCAAATAATTTGATTTTTGCTTACTCTTTTTAGTTCGGTAAAATATTCGGTTTTTGGACTTTCATTATCCCATTGTTTTACGCCCCAATCTACCCAGCCATTGTGCGGTTTTTCTTTTGCTGCTCCAATCCCATACGGCGGGTCAACAATAGCCAAATCAAAGTATTTATCAGGGTATTGCTTCATAATTTCCATACAATCAGCGTGGAAAAGAGAAAGAAAAGGCAGCCGATAAAACTCGCTATAAGTAATGGCGGGTGCAGTGGGTATATTATCGTTTGTGCTTTCTATATTCATTTGTTGTATTTTGATAGTAAGTAGTTCCAATCCGCCACTACTCATAGCGTCAACGTTAGGCAACATTTAAAGAAACCTCGTCAGAGATATACTTTATTGCTGTTGTCATTTCGATAAAATCGGGGTCGTCTGAAAATCTTGGTCGTTCTATTAACCAGTTTTCTAACTTTATTTTGAATCCTTTTATCAAGTCGATGTATGTTTCTTTATCCACATTTTCGTCTTGTTTCATTTTTTTGATATACTCAATGTATTTGTTCATAATAAAAAACGTTGCCAACACACGGTAGCAGTAATACGGGTGTTAGTGGTTATGTTAATATACTGCATTCTATTTAGTTCTGTATCGGTGGATAGCGAAGCGGTTTCTAATCCCGTACTACTGCTACCGTAAACGTTAGGGAACAGATTGCTTTGCTCCACAACAGTTGCAATAATTATCTTTTGTGAATAATTCATCAACACCGCAATTTGAACATCGTTTTTTAAACAGTTCACTTCGTTGCATAACTGCAGGTGTTTCCCCGCAAATGCTGCAGACGATAATCCTTTGCGTTAGTCTTTGTCCCATAATTTTTACAGATTTACTTGGTTTCTAAACCACTCGAACAAATCGTGTGGAGCCATATTCACCTTTAATTTTGAATTTATCTTTTCGACACATTCATTAAAATACTTTTCACGTAATGTTTTCCAGTCAACACCGTTTTTCAACGCGCTGGTTTTCGCATCGTTCAATATCCTAATATCATCAAGTAGGTCGCTAAGTTCATCGTATAAAGCTGGATGTAATTCACATTTTTCAGCTAACACCCCTTTTATTACCAGTATTTTTTTATAGATCACATCCGTCATCGCCCAGCCATTTCCTGATAAATTTTTCTATTGTCATGGTTTTTTGTTTTACTTGTTATTACCCGCCAACATTCGTTTATACATACGTTACCAACCATACTAAAAAGATACAGTTGGTGCATTTAATACTTTGCGTTTTGCCAGCTCCATTGTCATTTCTGCATGGATAAATTCATTAGCACACGCTTGTTTTTGTTTTTTTAAAAAGATTCTAACTTCATCAACCGAAAAAGTACGGTTGGTAACAACAGGTATGTTTAATGCCTGCTGTATTTTTTCATAGTAATCTGTCAAATTGCAGTCGTTCTGTTGCAAACCTTTGTCGTAAACTTCAAACAGTAGGTTTTCAATTAATTTTCGTTTTTGTTTTGCCATTTCTATTTAAGTTTTTACGTTAATAATCGCAAGGTTTTGCATATTTTTGAAGTATCCAATCGTAAACTGTTACTGGTTTTTGGCACGGGTGTATTTTGCCTTTATAATCACCTTTTGCCAATGGGTCGTATTTTATCTTACAAGTGTTGGCATCAAACGAAGTCCAAGCCAGTTCACAATCTGCAAAATTTCCGGTATTGTCTTTGTCCCAAACTATAAAACATGAAGTCGGGAGTAGTTCATTTATAAAGTAGTTTCCACCCCAAATAATTTGATGCTTTGAAACTCTGAATAATTCAACAAAATATTCATGTGGCGGTCTGCTTTTATCCCACTTTTTAGCTCCGTAATCTTTGGCAGTTCCGCAGTTATTACCTCCAACTTTTCCACTTTTAGCAACGTCAATGCCGTATGTCGGGTCAACTATTGCCAAGTCGTAGAAGTTGTTAGGCTTCGACTTCATAAATTCGAGATTATCTACATTAAAAAAATTAACCATAAAAAACCCTCCCTCAAAAACTTTTAAAATTACGTTCGTTCATTTAATCAAATTCAGTGTTGGCACTGGTCATGTACTTACCGTTAGCCGTCAGTTTAAGACAGCATCTCAGTTCTGCAATCTTGTAATGAGCCAATTAAAGCGTCTAAACTTTCGATTTTATTAAAGATAAACACTATCTCAGGTTGCATTTCGTCATAAGAATCAACCTCCGCATTTTCTTTTACATTAATCTCTCTGGGTTCAGTAGTTTTTAAAGCAAGAACAACCTCGCCATTTTCACCTTTTTTTGAACCTAACATCCAAACGTCACCAGTTCCAAGTTCGCAAACTACTGTGTTTTCTGTTTTTCCAAATGTTGCATTTTTTGTAATCATTGTATTTTATTTAAATTGTTAATAATCAAATAAAAACCGAACGGCTAACACCGCATAAAACCATTAAAGGTTGTATTTGTAATTGAGGCATTGTAGCCCGTTCAAACTGTTGTGTATCTTTATAGTTCATCTCTCGCATTCCTTTACTGGCCTTATGCAACACATTATTTTCTCCATTACCCTTTTTTCGAAACCACCCTTGAAACGTAAGACCGTGGCGACTTCAATACCTTCGCTATATCCTTCTGCTTATAACCTTTAGTATGTAGTTTCATGATCTTTTCTATCTTCGAACTGGCCTGCATTGTCGATACCACGCGGGAGATCTCATCCACCGAATCAACATCACGAAACACTGATCGCATGGCGGCCATGAAGTAATCGCACAATTCACCCGCCTTGTCAACCTGGTCAACGCCAACCCGGACAACCCCGTCCGAAAATTTCGCGTCAATGATACCCATGACCAGGGCGAACCTGGGCAGGTAGGTCTTCATCTTTGACACGTAGCTCTTCATTAGTGGGTGCTCGTCATTGGATAGCTGTATATTGATGAACCCACGATCAATTTCTATCATCCTTGATAACCCACCTTGTTCAAGTTCTATTAATACGGTATCTCCGGCATCCATGTAATTAACCTGGTCATTAAGTTGCATTATAAATGTATCCCAAAAATCAAACCACTCCCGACCCGGATCAGCCAAACCCAGCGGGTGAATCTCTGTTTCGGCCCGCGTGTAGAGGAAGCGGTCAAAAAAACCATTGTCAACGTGATTACACATTACACCGGCGAGGGTGTCAGTCTGGATACTACCTATAATATTTACACAAATATTATCTATATGTAACGGGTCTTTTGAAACCCTGTTCACCGTATACGAGTTGTTGTTGAATGATTCAAGCCAAAATTGCTCATCCGATCCCTTGCGGTACTTGTTCATGTCGTTGATGAAACCGATTATTTCATCTTTGTACAGGCAAACCCCGCGGCGGTTGTAATCTAAAGCCTCTATAACTGCTTCCAGCGTGGTGTCACCCATAACGATTTGCCGGAATTTTGGACGTCTCCCAGCCTTTTTCCCCGCCCGTTCAAACTCCCTGATCTGTTCATCGAATATCTTCTTGCTGGCTCCGTCAATCACGTGTAGTGGTTTCAACACGGTGCTTATCGGGTGTGTCTTCATCGTCCCGCGGTCGCCCACGGCGACGAACCAGAAGATTGTAGGTGCAACCCAACCGTTTTTTACCCTCAATTTATACTTGTTACCGTTAACGGTTGCAATTGCTGACAGCACAGCTATTGAAATGAAGTCAACGCTGAAGTTCAGCTTCGTCGATAGTTCGGCTATGTAGCCCCTAATCAGGGGGGGAAACACGTCTACCGGGAACCCCGGCAGCCTTTCCTCCAGATCAACCACGGCCCCCGTGGGCTGGTCGCCGTAGTTCTCGGTGACCCATTCCCTGAGTGCCCCCATGTTGGAGTTAAATTTGAGTTTCAGCAGCACGTCAGCCGGGCTATACGCCGTGTCCGCCTCGAACGGCGCTGCGCTGCTTGAGAAAACGTAGAACATGTTACGCCGCGCGCCGAAGGTGGCTGATGTCCCTCCATCCTTCCCCGGTCGTGTTAGGTATATCACGCCGTCCGCTCGGCTGTAGGATTCCACCCACCCGGCTTCCAACAGGGCATCGCGGGCAAGTTGTCCCCCGGTATCGTTCAGCTTTCCAAACGGCGTTCCAGACACCCATGATGCCCCCCAGGTACCCCCGTCCGGGCGGCTCCTTCCAGTCCCCGGTGAGTACCCCAGTGACCGGGCCACGCCGTGAAGGTAGCCCCTCTCTTGATCTTCGATTAGACCAACCTTCACAAGTTCCACCCCGTGGACGTGCTTGTAGCCACTCGATGGCGCGCAGGCGATATACTGTCTCGAGCCGCGCACCTCCACCATGACTTCGCCATTCTCCCACGCGGCGAGCTTGCACCCTCCGGAGGGTGATTGGCATCGATAGATCACGTGGTAACCGCCAGATGGCGTGCGGAAGCAGGCGCATGCACGGGTGATCTCGAGGATCAAGGGGTCACGCATGAAATCGTTAAATACCCGGCGGATGTCGCCACCGCCGTGCCCGTCAAAGTCCATACACTCGAGGCCGCTTGAAACATCACCGCACACCACCCCTATCATGTCGCAATCTCGGAAGGGTGTTACATCTGTAAACCGCCTTGACAGGTAATCATGCCCCATTTTCAAGGCTGGTGACTTCGTTGCCCGCAGTGGGATTGGATTGAAGCCGTTGTCAATGTAGCAGGATGCCGCCTCAGTGAAGTTCATCCGTTGTTTGTTTACAGTTGTAAACAAAGTAAACCTCCAGATTGCGCGCGTAGCCGTGTGACGTGATGTAAGTGCGGCGCGTGCTTTCGATGTCCTCAACCTCCATCGTTACGTCTACCGGCGTTGTTTCACCGGTCAACGGGTCATGTAGCAATACCTTCGTGATCTCGTACATTTTGAAATATATGGTTTAATGTATACTTGTTACCCCAGTGATTCAAACAGCTTTCAATTTCACCCTGCGCCATTCCGCTATCCTCCATATCCGCATCCATTTCAGCCCTTATGTCAGGCGGCATCGGATCAGCCCTCCCGTTCACGCGTTCAATTAACTTGTAAATGTCATCTCGCATTTCATCCCTGTATTGCTCGGTGTACGTTTTGGTTTTGTCGCCCAGCCATTTCCTGATAAATTTTTCTATTGTCATGGTTTTTTGTTTTACTTGTTATTACCCGCCAACATTCGTTTATACGGACGTTGTGGGCAATTAGTTTGCTACTTCCGTTCTTTATTACAACCATTGCATATAACCTTACCATTCTTTATCCTACATTTAGGGTCTGGCATACGCTCGCAAACTAACTGTTCGCTTCGCCCTACAACATCGGCTATACACAATAATTTTAACTCGCTTTCGTGCCAGTCATTTATTGCATCATAAAGTTGTTTACGCCTTTCGGCAGTTAGCGTTTTTGCAATTATTTTGTAAAATCCTTTTTGCTCTTTTTGAAAGTATTCTCTAATATCCATTTTTTACGTTTTTAAGTCGTTAAAATTACGTGTGCATAGCCGTGATACGTTATAGGGCATTTAGCGAGCCCCCTCATTTAAATAAGAAATTAATTCTAACTTTGAAAAGTACAACCGTTTTGACCTTTTCTTTACAGGTAATTCTCCCTTAGAACACTTAGAATAAAGTGTAGGAACGCTTAAATGTAAAAATTCCGCAGCCTCTTGAATGGTCATTATGACATCTTCAGGTGCTTCTTCCTTTTTGGTTTTGTCGTTTCTTAAACAAGCATTAACACAGTCAATTATTAGTGTTTCAAGCTCGTCTTTTGTCATTGAAATAAATACTTTTGTTTCCATTTTGATTAAATTAAAACGCCCTATAACATACGCTATACAAAAGCAGGGGCTTTACTGCTAAAGTGAGCGTTCGTGCATCTGTTTATCATTTGTAGTAGGCTGAAAGGGAGTGCATCTTAACCCCTGCCTTCGTATAGTGTCAGCCGTTACCTGAACGGCGACCACGGGGTGAACCTGTCGCTGGAATCCTTGGATAAGGACTCAGAGCGTTCAACTACCACAACACCACGTAACTGCATTTCGTGTTGATTCTTGCAACGCCAAGAGCAATACTCGCTCTTGTACCGGGCGAAGCCCCGGCAGTGAGGGTTCGCGCACGCGCGCCCCATGTGCTTAATAATCATAGCGTTGCCTTTTTAAACCAGTATACCCCGCGCTCTGTGCCGGTGTAGGTGTAGAACCCTTCCGGGATCGATGTCAGCCTTGGCGATGTCAGGTAGCATGACGTTGCACCAACGGCGTTCATCAGCACCTTGAAGCCCTCTCCATCTTTCTGTATACCTACGTTTTGCCCGGATATTGACACCATCACCCTGTCGCCAGGGGTGACTCCCATTAGCGTTACCGCTTGCCCGTAGAGCGATAGGTAGCCCCTCCAGTAGCCGCGACCGCGGAAGTCAGTTTCCAAATGCCTCACGGTTATCGAGGGCACCGGGTACACGTTCGGACGGCGACCTCGCCCGACTGGTAATAACTTCTTCATGATTTTTTCATTTTAACGATGAAACGCCTGCTTCCGGCGGCAACACGCGCGAACTCGGCGTGGACCTCCGGGTACTTTTCACGAAGGGCGGCAACGTCAACCCTCTCGGATCCTTTCGCCTGCCGCCAGGTGACGGCGATCTCGCCATCAACGGTAATGCCCTCGGCATCCGTTAATTCCTTTTTCAATATCGTTTCGAAATTATCTCGCAACACATCTAACCTTGATATCTCCGCCACCGTCTCCTTCAACTCTTCGATTGTATCTCTGATCAGATTGGTAGCCTCCAGGTACTTTCCGGTGATGTGCGAAGGGTACAACGCGGCCACGTCATCGGCGGTAAGTGGTGGCGGTGGCGTGTCAGTATCGATGTACCGCATGAACTTCACGGCGGCGGCTACTTGATCGGCAAACAGAATGCCGTCAAATAACAGATGCTTCCACCCGAAATCTAACCCGCGTGTCAACCACGCGAGGTAGCCATCCTTCATACCTGTTACACCGAGATACCAATTAAGCTGCATCACCCATTCTGTTGGCGGACTGTCAGGGTCAACGTCTGCCCTCGTTGTTTTGCACTCCAGCACGCCGCGGGTATCCTTGTCAACTTGTACCACCCTGTCAACCGTGGCGTGAACGTAATCAGGAGGATCGCGAAGCCATCGAAAACCTGAAATCGGCAGTAGTGTTAGTGACTTGTAGTAGAGCTTGGCAAAGTTCACCGCCTTGATACCAGTTTGATCTTCAAAGTATTCGACGACAACCGGCTCGAGCATGCGCCCGGCCTTCATGTACTTATTATCCACCGGAGGGGCTTCCCGCCCGGTCTTTTGTAGCCACAACTCTAACGGCGTGGTGTAGCGGGATAATCCCATGACGGCAGAGATGTCAGAGCCGCCGATGCTTACGATTGGTTTTGTCTCCATGATGATTATTTTTTACCATTTAATTCCAAATTCTGTAATATCGTCACGTAGTCTTTTTTCACCCGGAAGTGATCCGTGATTTTTGCCGTCACCCCGCTCTCACCAGCCTCTATCCTTTGGCGCGCGATGTCAAATTGCTTGCTTGTCAGCCAAGGCATGCCATCCTGGGACTGGGGTTGTGGGTGCGCCGGCGCGCTTGCACTGTTACCGTCGTCGTCGTCGTCGATGTTCAAGCACAGGATCGATCCTATACTATACCTTCGTTGGTATGTAATGGCCGACCCGATTGCTTGCGGGTCACTCTTCACGGGGTGCATGACCCCGGTAGAAGCCATCCATTCGCCGGAAGCCGGGTGAAGGAGTAGGGTCGTCAGCCCGTCACCGTCCGGGTGCTGCGTGATCACGAGACCGCTCTCTCGGAGTGGCGCGCCGATCACGTCAAGTATGGTTGGCAGGTCGGCATACCGCGAGTTGAAGTATGGGTTCGTGGACCCCTTCATGACCTTGCCGACCTTGTCGGCGAAGGTAAGCAGCGCGTTCGCGATGTTCTTTATCGATTCTGATTTTTCCATTTTGTTTTTGTTATAATTCAAGCTATTTCATATTTATTAATGCACTCTATAAGCAATTCAATCCGTCCACGTTAATGTCTTCATAATTGTTTTAATGTTATAATTTCATCTTGTAATTTCACGGCAGCAACCCTTAGGGTTGCGTAGTATGCCCTTAAAATTCCGCACAGGGTGGGGTAGAAGAAATTTGAATCATTATAACCGGATGCGATCAATTCCGCACGTGCCTTTTGTTCGAGCTCCTCGATTTGGGGAAATGTGTTGCCGTTCAAGTATAGTTGTTTTTCAAAACTTCTTTCACGCAGATCATCAGTACGTTCGTCATCATGTGCCGATTTCAGGTTTTCGATGGCTTCGCGATCCTCGTCGAAGTAGTCAATCTGGTCATCGTCGAAGTATCCCATAATCACTTCCAATTTGACTTGATGTAATACGTGGAGGTGATCTCTGAATTTTCCCAAAGGTGCCAAATCGTTTCAGTATCCTGAGCGTCAACCGGCTGATTAACTTCAACATCGAAACCGGTAATCTCCCAGCGGCGACCGCCAGGATCTAAGGTTAGTATAACGTCATCATGTCCACCACGCCTCCCGGCGAAGTCGGAAGCGGCTTGGAAAGATTCGAAAAAACCGATGAAGGACCCGTTAAACTCGTCATCGAAATGATCTAAACGATAGATTGTTGTTTTCATGGCTTTGTTTTTTTTTGTTGTTTGACGAAGTAAAGATACAACGAAAAATAACTGTTGTCAAGTAAAATGTTAATTTAATTGTAAATTTATAATGATTCTAAATAAAGGGCCACCCCCTCGGGATGGCCCCCGCCGACCTATCGGCATCGGATCACAACCAAAAAAACCATGAAAGAAAACAAATCGGTACAAATATAAGCTATTTTTCCCCCATTCTCACGTTTTATTTTTCGCACCGTTCGAACATGATCACCACAACCACGCCCATTAGCGCAGCACCGGCGGCAATCCCGGAAAAGAAGGCCAGCCAAATCATCGCAGGCGGTACTTAAATTCCATCATTAACACCCTGCCGTTGACATCGTAAAGCGTGCCGATCTGGAATCGTTTCTTCGCAACTGAAAGCGATACACCGTAACGGTTCACCCTTCGATCGGTGAATGCCCCCAGCCACACCCTCGCCCTGACATCCTGAACGGTCTTCGTAATGGTCAGCAATTCGCTTATGGTAAGCGGAGGTGGCAGCTCGTAGCCTATTGAAATGGCGTGAAGATTTCCGGTTATGTACGCGTCGTACCAGATTATAACGCTGTCAGCCTCCAGCGTGTCGGTGAACATGGTCACCGTATCAACCGTTGACAGGATGGAGAGCAAGCTATCAATTACCCTTGTACTACCGTCACCGTGCCCGGTGACGTACACCCTCCTGACCGTCTCGCGGATGGATAGCCTGTGCACCGTGTCCACCCGGTAAACAGTATCAACGCCGGCGGAAGAATCCAGCTGCATGGTGAGATCACGGATTACCTCGCGTGCGGCATCCTTTCCAACCCAAGCGCGGAGTAGTAGTATCACCAGTATAAGTGCTATAATGTAGGCGACTGATCGTCCGTTTAAAAGCCGTTTCATTTATCAGCCCTCAGAAATTTGTCATCCGAGTTTGTCAACCAGTTCTTGATGATATAGGCCAGCCCGGCGGCTATCGAGGCGAATACTATCGGTTTGAAGAATACCCAAGTAAACTCTATCGTACCTACCTGCACGGCGTTGTACAACGCCGTGATGAACGCCGTGATAATTACAATTAACAGGGATTTCAGGGCATCCTTCCAGTAAAGAGAGAACAATTTTGAACTTTTCATAATTTTAAGTGTTACGCCACCCCGTCAAGGGCGGCTGGTTAATTAATCATCGATGAGCACCCTTCGCAGCGTGCCGAACGGTCTTCTCTTCACCTGCCGGTATAGCTTGTTCCTGAGCGTGGTGGCGGTGAAGTACTTGTTGAAAGCATTATCAACCTCTTTCAACGTGAACGCCACGTGTATATCCTTCACGAGGGTGTCACCGGCGTTGATTAGCATCTTTTCGAGGGTGCACCTCATCACCGATTGCGTCAGCGAAACGTACCCCGATGAATCGGCCACGTCCCACCTGGCGTTCCCATCCCACGTTACGACGACGCGGCTCTCCCCGCTCGTGGTATCGATCAGTACACAGCGTCCCGTCTGCCCGAACGCCGTCAGGCAGGCGAAAACAGTCATTGATAACAGTAATCTTTTCATATCTTAATATATTATATTGTTAGCGTCAAACTTCAGCGCCCCCGTGCCGTTGCCCTTAACGTAAATGGCCGCCTTGTAGGTCCCGGCCGCCCAGCCCAGCACGGCGAGGGCGTCAACCTCAGTCAGGACAATCTCGCTTATCATGTTGCCGTCAGCCGTCGTGGAAAACTTGTTGCGAAGCTTCATCGTGGTTGCCGTGCTTAATACACATTCAAGGTCCGTCAACCCCTCCACGGTTAACTCGGCGTTGACGGCGTCGATCACGTCCTGAATGGTGTTGCAATCGGTCGTCAGGTTCATCGTCTTGTCCCCCCCGCCGTTGTAGTTGATAAGGAAGCTCTTGGGGTTCGCGTTGAAATCATAACCTGAACCAAAAGCATTACCATCCCTCGTGCTCGCCCGCGTGGCGAACGGTTTGTTAGAGTATATATTTTCATACGCGTATAACGATACGGCAACCGTGTCGTTGTTTTCACCCTTGTTATTGCTCATTACCATCAATCCCCAGTCGTCAGTGTTTCCGTCAAGAAACCCACCTTGGCATATCACGTTACAATTATACCCTATTCCTATAACTCCATTCCTCACAGTGGATGAAGATTTCTCTGATATTTTTGCCTTCGGTCCTATTACCAGCGTCCCGCCGGCGGCGATGACATTCAATAGTGACCCCTGTGTATAATTACCCCCGGCCGTGATGGCATCGTAAATTTGACCGTTTATAATTAGATTACCGCCAGCCTGCTTGATCAGGTCATAATTTGACCCGCCAGAAAAAGAAAAAACACCGTCCACGTTAACCGTGCCACCGGTCATGTATATCCATGAAGCTGTAATTGATGTATTATCTGTATGCCCGTATAAATTTATTATTCCAACCCTATTATCAATGGCCACCATCGTATTTCCGTAATGATACACGTCTATAACCCCTCCCGTGGCTCCTGATTGGTAAACGATTGGAGAGCTGACACCGTAATAGTGTACGGATGCTGTGCTGGAACTTGAAGCGTAATGAGAATGCAAGATGTACGTGCAATTCGTTTGGAACACCTCCAACTTGAAAGATCGTCCTGCTTCAACGTACACCGCCTTCCCACCAGGGGAATAGAACTCCCCTGAAATGGTGACATATGTAATAGTTCCGGCGGCGTGTACACAATTTTGCGAGCCGACGGTATGAGTGAATACACCCTCCATAGTGGTTGATGTCGTCACGTTGTCAATGTAGATTATGGCGTATGAAGAACTATTTTTTATTTGATTTGTTCTACCTATTATATTGAATTGTGATCCGGCATAAGTATACTTTTCCGTTGATTGCGCCATTTTCACCTTGAAGACACAACCGCTCGTGTTGGACGTTACAGCAGTTCCACGTGTGCAGTAGACGCTATCGGCCTCCACGTAACACTCATACCCCAATATCCGTATAGCCTGACAGTTAGTTCCGGTTCCGTTGCGTATGAAGGTACCCTCCCCGTATATGTAAGCTCCCGTTGTTGCTGAAAACACCAGGTGTCCCGTCCCGGCTGACTTCACGAGCCTCGCCCCCTTGTAGAAGTAAGCCACCGGCGTTATGTAAGTCCCGTTGGATTGGCGGCACAGGTTGAATCCCTCGCCGGAATTGGAAGTCGTTTCCTCGGAGTATGTCGCCGGGTAGACTATGATCACCCTCCCCGTGGCGAAGCTATCCACCGCCCCCCTCAGCGTCTTGAAGGGGTGCGCGAGGTCGCCGACCTTCGCCGTGGCGTCATTGCCACCCCTGCCGTCAACGTAGATGAAGTTGTTAATAGGGATCGCCGATAATGTTGAAATTTGCGTGAGGTCGTAAGCTGTGGCCAGACCGGGGGACGTGGCGGTGTCTGACCACGCGAGCCCACCGCCCGGTATTATCCGCCATCCCGTCTTGCGGGTCGTTGGGCAGACGACCCATGACGTGTCACTGGTCAGCGTGTCCAGCGTGGGCTTCAGGTAGGCCTTAAGGTCGAATGTATCAGCCGTCGCGGTTACCAGCGTGTTCGTCCCCCCGACCGTCTCCATGGCAGACCACGTGGCCGTTCCGGTACCTACCGTCAATTCCTTCGTGTCGTCTTCGGCGTTGTAAGTATAACCAATTGACGCCGAGGTATCTTCACGCCCGAGGAATACGTTGCTCCCCTCAATTTTCGTATGATCTGCAGTAGTGTCGCCCTGCCGGAAGATGTTCGGAACCAAAACTGGATACTGTGTCGTGACTTGAGTGCCATCCAGTGACCACGGGCAAACGCTAAGAGTGTCAAGGTCGTAACGTGTCGCCAGCCCTGGCCTCCCCGTGGTGTCTGACCATGCCAAGCCCGCGGTAATATCGTACCCAATTTCACCCGTTGTCGGCTTGATAACCAGAAAGGTGTCGCTGTTCATCGTATTCTCATATGGTAGTTCGAGGTGACCGTTCACCCTCAACATCTGGTTAGCGGGGTACTTATCCATCACCCCGTAAACCAGCGCGGTTTGCCTGGCGTTGTTGCGTGATAGCGTGTCGTGCCCCGTAACATCACGCGCGGCGTTATCTATATACAAACGCCCGTTTTCAGTTTCGTAACTACCAGCCTGGTGCCCCAGCATTATGGAGCTATCCGCGCCGGTGGCACCCTGCCCGGCCTGCGCCCCCACGATTGTCATGTAGTCTCCATGGTATACCTGCATCCCGGCACGGTCGCCGATGAATGTGGAATGTGACCCCTCGAAGTTCAAACCGGCTCCCTGCCCGTAGGCAGTGTTATGCTCACCGTCAATGACTGACCCGAGTGAGTTGCAACCGACAGAGGTATTGTACGATCCGGTGCCCGTGGCAAGGTAATTCAACGATCCGCCACCCAATGCCACGTTATCCGACCCGGGTGCCCCGAACGGGCACAGCGGCCCGGCGTAGATCGAGTTTGTGAGGTTGTAAAATTGCAGCAGATCCTTTACCTCGAACAATGACTTCGGTACCTCGTTCGCCCCGATGATAACGGAATCTGTCACAATCTTCGGATACAGGTGCCCGAACAGCCGTGCCCATAGTGACGTGTCGATTAATGATAGCGAGTGGTCAACGTAATAAGTGGAAGCCAACCAATCCAAGGTGTCAGACGGTGCCGCCACGCCGCCTGTGTAAACGTAGACCAGGTTTGCTTTCACGACCAGCACGCTGTCCGGCGGCGTGGAAGTGGCCTTGTCGTGTTTTTTCCAGTAGATATCCGACATCGCCCAGAGGTCGTTGTAAACCTTGAACGGAGGTGGCGTTTGCGCCACCACGAAGGCGGGTGCCATCAAAAAGATCAAAAATTCAATTACCCTTTTCATATCTATAATGTTATAATATTACACGGTTACCGCCACGAACCTGATAAGCACGTCAATTGTCTCCTTGGCGTTGATGTACCACTTTTCCGTGGCCGCGTCGTAGAAAGGCTGAAGCCCAGGTTGCGGGTAGAGGTTGCCAGACTCGTCCGTCTCGAACACCTGGAACTCGAACACCGGGAGCGTTACACCAGCTTCCGCAGGGTCGATCTCTACCAGTTCACCCTCGCGGAGGTTGTAGGTTGCCTCCTTCAATTCCGGGGGCACGTAGGTGCCCCAGGTATCCTTCGTCCATTCATCGTTCACCGTATCCCACTTGAACACGCAGAGTTCTCCGCGGTTAGTGGACAACCCGAACTTGCTGTACGTGTGCCCGGCATCAGGGTCGAAAGGCGGAATGTAAAACGTGTCATCAACTTGGTCACCCGGGTCGAAATCATCCCCGGTGATGCAATTCCGGTATAGGTAGTAAACCCTCTGATCCGGTGCGGGTAGCGGTGGGAAAGCGTTCATCTCTTCATTTTCCATTAATTCCAGCTCCCACCCGGCGAGCGGGTAGTAATCGAGCCGGGTGGCCTCGAACTTCGCGCCCTCGACCTTGTTATAATATATACCATCTATGATTACGTAATAGCAGGAAAAGATCCTGTTTAAGATATCGGAGGCCCACCAAGGTATCCCGAACGAATCCCCGAAGGTGAACCGCTTGACGAGGTAAGGTGTTGAATGTACCGTTGTCATGTTAACACGATCGTTCACGTATATGACATCCGTCGACCGGGGTTCGTAACCCTTTGACTTCAACCCACCCTCGACGCGGAAGTGGAAAGAATTAGTGTCACCACCGCCCGGCTGGAAGATCATGTTGAAATCGTTCGTGTCGTTGCAGTATTCGATCAGCAGCGTGTGCTCGTGTTCGCCCTTTACATGGATTGGCTCACTGTAGTAAGTAACCGGCCCAGTTCCCAGCGTGATCACGAGTTTCAGGAAGATGAAGCTATCCTCCGTCACGTCCGTCAAGGCTACCTCACCTTGATAGCTCGTGTACAGATCATCGAATGACAGTGATTCCAATGCTATCGGGAAGGGCGTGTCACCGCTCGCCGGGTCGGCTGTCGAATAGAACCAAGAGGCGGCTGAACTGGCGTACAGCTCATCTTCCACGATGAACTGGAAGCGGATGGTATCATCCTTCTGAAATTTCTGGCAATACTTTTTCGTCTGTTCGAAATACGGTATGGTGTCCACGAACCAGCTATCCGTGCCGTCGAGGTTGAAGTGAACGGGGTTTACCCGTGGTATTACGATACTATCCATCTCACACGCGTATTAATTTCGTTAAATTGTTGCCCGGGCACGCCAGCAGCGTGAAGTCGATGATGCCCTTCGCCGCGAGGGTCACGTTGCCCTCCTGCAGGAATCCGGTGAAGTCATTGCCGAGATATGTGAACTTCACGTAACCCAACTGGTTAGCCTGCATGGCTTTCAGGAACTCATACCCGGCGGGTGCCTCGAACTTGAACAAGTACGGAAGAAAAAGCTTATCCCCCGCGATTACGTAAGGGTAATCCTCCAAAACGGTGTCAGATCCTGGTAATCCCCCCCCGTCTGTTTCATTATTCATGTTATCCAAGCCGGAAGCCTCCAGCGTGATCTCCTCTCCCGCGAAACCGTCATGACAGCCGTCTATGTACCTTTGCCAACGCGCGAGGCAGCGCGCCGGTGAATAGGGCACGTTGTAAGCCTTCTGCCAAGGTACCTCAGTTAATTTCTTCACCCACCCCTGAAGGGGCCTGTAGTAACTTCCATCGTAATATAGGGCCACGTGATATATTTCCTCATCATCAGCACCGTCATCCGGTGTCAGCATCACGTCTAACACACCCGTGAAATCTGTGCGAATATTGCAAGTCAAATCCAGCTTGTCATTGGACATCAGTTGTGGCGTGTGAAAGATCGATTTGCAGCAAAATTCGTGGTAAGTACTGGCGTTGCGGTACGAGGGATCATCGGAACCAACCTCGATCTGGTTGAACAGCAATTTTTCCTGAACGGAAATTATCAAGTCCCTGACCTCACCGAGGTCGTAAACCTCGGTCGTTGAATCGTAAATATTATACAGGTAATCCACCTTAAGACAATCCTTTCCCCCGACTTTAGCTATGGTCACACCGGCACAATTTTGCCGCATCAAGTCTGTCATTAGCCGGGCGAATGACATCTTGAAGGTGTACGTTCCGGTGTAATCGGAAGGGGTTCGAATGCCGCGACCGGTTGTCAAACCGCGGGTATTGACGTAATCAGCTATAAACCCCAAATCCATCAGGTACTCGGTGCTCGAGATACGGTTACCCGTCATCTTTTCCAAGATGTAATATAATATATCGTAATATGAATTGTACTTACAAACAAACACCCCGGCGACCGGGTCCGTGTAGTTGAACGTGGCACTGAGCGACACGTCATATTCCGTGTCCTCGTAGAGTTTTAGGTACTTCACCAACCCGCCCTCGTTCACCGTGATGGTGACGAAATCCCTCTGGTCGGTGAAGGTTGAAAAATCACAATCTCCCGTGAACACCTCTTCCCAGTCCAACGTCATCCGGTCGATCTTTTCGACCTTTAGTGTGCACTCCGCACGTGTTCTGCGATTTTCGGCGTAGAAGCACCTTCGCAGGAAGTAAGCACCGTCCTTGACGAACTTCAACTTTTGCGAGTAGCTACGAAATAGGCCGTGGTATCTCTCCGACCGCTCCCAAGTGATGAAGGCCTCGTCCCAATTTACAGGGGCATGGCGGCAAACAAGAGCACGCCCGTTGTGCGAGAGCGTGAACTTCAAATCCTTTTCAAACCCGACGTGTACCGTGCTCATATCCTAACCCTCCCGTTCAAGTGTTCCTGCCAGGCGTTACCGTTGCGAACGATAGTGTGTATACCCCTCTCCGTTATGTTCAGGTGCGTTTCCCGCTTGTTCACGATAGCCCGCCTTAATTCAGTTATCTCGCGTTCGAAAGTATCTCTCAACTCATCCATGCCCCGTAGCGTTCCCGTGGCCGTTATCATTCGCATCGTCTCGGCGTTCGGGATTACGTCAGCCCCAAGAGGTAAGTAAGTTACCGTTGGTTTGTCAGGTGTCATGTACGCTTTGCCCCCTACCATGATGGCCTCGGCACCAGCCTCACCGACCACAGCCAGCTCACCCTTACCACCCTTGCGCCCACGGGCGTACTTCGGAAGCGGCTGCGCCGCTATCACGGTGGCCTGTGCGGCGCCATTTGCCAGGACCAGCCAGAACTTCGGATCTAACGGACCACCCGTCTGAGTTAACTGCACGGCAGTATTGATGGCAACCTGCCACAGTGCCTCTGACTTGCGTATTCGCGCCTCCTTGATCTTTAATTCCTTCTGCTTCCGCTGGTAATCGGCCTCCAGCTTTTCCTTTTCCTTAAGGTACTGCGCATCCGTTGTAATGCCCTTGTCGTGTCGTTCATCTATTTCCTTCAGCCGCTTGTCGTGCCAGGCTTCCAACTGGTCATTCATCGCGGCTATCGAGTTTTCAAACGAGGCGGTGATCTGGTCAGAGATGCCCTTCCCGAGGGTTTCGATAGCAAGGTCTTTCAACTCATCGTAGAAATTCTCCCACTCTTGTGAAAGTTTGTCGTCCGGCAGGGGGAACACCTGTTCCGGCTTCAATTCTGTTTCAGATGGTACGCCGGGTGTTGTGACTTGACCGGGCATTCGGGATTCAAGTTTTTCCGGATGCTTCAACAGCAAATCGATCAACTCCTTCTTTTTTCTTAGTGCACTTAATTCGGCATTCAATGCCCTCACGTTGTCATTACCGGCTGCCGCGGCGTTCTTCAAGAGTATTTCATAACTTGATATTTGTACGTCTAACTTCTCGTAAGCACCGACGTTTTTTTCTAGCGTGGCAGCTTCATCCTTCGTTTCCTTTATGAAATTTACCTTTTCATTCCTTATCTCCTTACGTTTCTTGAGGACGTCATCCATAACTGAAATATTATTTTTAAGTATGGCTAACCATTCGCGTTCACTTTTAGAGTTGGTACGTGTTACAACCGACGCGTACATTTTCTCGGCGTTAATCTTCCTTTGATATATAGCAATTGTATCCATACTTTCAACCTCGGCCTTGTAATCGGCCAACCTTTGTGACGTCTTCGTTTTACCGGTTTGAAAAACGGACATTAGCCCCGTCAATGTTTGCATGCCACGGATGACCACGGGTGAGATGATCCTTCCAAGCTCTTCCATGGCCTCCCGGAAGCTAACGCGGGCTTTCGCGGAAGCGGTGACGGCGGCTCCCGCGAACCCGTTATACTTTTGTGCGATGACATCAATCACGCCACCATTTTCCATTTCAGTGGCGGATAGATGCTTGAAATCTTTATCCCAACGCCCAAGCCGGCCGAGGCTACCCTCAAAAGTGCCAAGTAGTTGAACTGCAGCGGTATTAACATCTTGACCTGTTACGGCCGCCCAGTCAAGTGATGCCTTCGTGACCTTTTTAATTTGGCTTTCCGTTAACCCGTGAACAGCCGCTAATTTTTGAACGTTGTTAATGTCGGCATCGTCGACCCCTGTTAATCGCTGCAACACCTCTCCCTGCGCGATCAAAGATCGTTGAATGTTCACGCGACCCTCTAACGCGTTCAAAAGGCTGCGCTCCTGTTTTATTTTTTCCTCGTAATCCATGTACCCCCTTCGAAGTCCTGCGATTACAGCCGTGATACCCCCAGTCAAACCTATAACGGAGAGCATTTGCCTACCGAGCCCCTTGAATGAGCTGGAGTAATTCCCCACGTTACGCTGGTGCTGCCCGGTTGTCACGTCCAGCTTCTTGATCTGAGTGTCAAGTTGTTGCTGCCGCGTAACGGCCTCCAGTGTGGCCTTTGAATTTTTCCCCCGTGTCAACGTCAACTCCCTAACCTCGCGGGTAGCCTGTGCCAGCTTCACCTTCAGCTTATCGTAAGCTGATGCCTCCGATGATGCAAGTATAGCGGCCTCCTTCGCCTTCAGGTTCAAAAGGGTAGTTTCATAACGCTCCCGTGCCTTTTCTTCAGCAACCTTTCTCGCGCCCTCCTTCAACTTGGCATCGGTTTCGCTCAGCCGCTTCTTCGTTTTATTCAGAGCCGCCTCCTTCGCCGCCAGTTCAGCAGTAGACCTTTCAAGTTCATCCGTCTGCTGCTTCAGCCCCTTCATCGACGTGTCAACACCCATGACCTTCAACTGCCCTGTAATCTGCTGCATCGATTTAGCGATGTCATTCACGGCGGCTATCAGCTGATCACGCTCCGCCTGAATTGCCTGGATGTTTATGATGCTTTCAATTCTTGCCATCGCCACGTAATTTTTGCCCCTCCGCCTCCTGGTTCATCCGTGAGATGATCCCCGCATACTCATACACTGTAGTTGTGAGCGTTGATATTTGAAACCCCATGAACTTTGATAACGATGCCAGCGACCTGTTGAAATCACGCTCCGTGGTGTGCTTATTTTCGAGACCAGTAACGTGATCACGGTACGCCTTGTATTTCAAATTATATTCCACGACCAAAGGCTTGACCTTCGCCTCGGCCCGATCAAGGGCGGTGTAGTAATTGATATCCGTTTCATCCGGCGGTATAATTACAGGTATGCCACACTCAGCCAGCTTCGCCGAGCACTGGGCATCGTAGCCCTCGTACAGCACGCGGATGCACCACCGCGCCACGGTGACGCGGGTGTATAGTGAAACGCTATCAGCCATCAATCGCTCGGTGTAACGACGTGAGGGCACGTCCACCAGCGAGAGGTATTCCGTGAAAAGTTCCATCCACGCCGCGTGTAGATCTTCCCGCGTGGGCTTGCCGGAAATTGCGAGTACGTTGAGCTCGTCACGGTAAAGGCACCGGATGAACTTGTCCAGTGTCAACTCCGTGCAGGAGGTGATCACCCTGACCGTTTCCAGTGGCACGGGTTCCAATATTTTCTTAAACCATTTCACAGGCCTAATATTTGCCGGGTGATCCTTTCGAAGTCATCCCGTATTTTATCAGCAAAAGTACCACAAGATTCAACCGAGAGCCCCAGTATATTATCTCCATATTTCGACAATAAATTGCCAGCCTTTTGATCTGTTGCCCGGAAGGCCACCTCTTCCGCGGTGACCTCCGCCACTATGGACTGATGAAACTCCCCCGTGAGCAGCAGGTCCGGGTTACCAAACCCCGGCGAGGGGTTCATCCCTGACTTGAAAGCGGCGTAAACCGTGGATGCGTAACGCCGTAACTTGTTGCCCCCAGACGATAGTCCAGCCTTCAGCTGCGATCTGTTCAAGTCTGCCGCATCCGTGGTGTGCCGAGACATGGCGTCACGGGCAACGTCCTGCACGTCCCACCTCGCCAGGTTCCGTTGCAATTCCTCGATGGTCATTTGAACAGGTACAAGATCGCCTGGAATATAACACCGACGACCATACCGGCGAACCCCCCGAATATCATGGCCTGCGCCTTGATCACGGCTATTTCCTTGCGGTTGTCATTGTTGATGCCCTCGATTATCGACATCCTACTGCTTTGCTGCTCAATGTGCCTGTCAAGTTTTGATTCTATCCTTTTCAGGGTTTCCATGATAAAGAGTCTGTGTTCTTCCCAATCATCCGGCATGGTTTAGTTTTTAAATGGTTTTCAATAGTTCGTCAACATTGAAGCAAGGGCACGCCTTCAGTGGGTTTATGTAATTGTGCCCGACGATCATCACGCCGGGGTTTCGTGCCTTGACCTTCCGGCAGAGTGCGCGCAGGGCTTCCACCTGCGCCGGTGTGCGCGTGTCAAACGGGCGACCGTCGCAAGCCAGGCCACCAACGTAACACACGTGAATGCAAGAGCTATTGTAACCCGCCGCGCCGTTAGTGATCTCCCAAGGTTGTATGTTGCCATCGTAGTCATTATCCACGAGGGTTTCAATTTTACCGTCAAGCATTACCAGCGACTGGTAACCTACCTGTCGCCAGCCACGCCCCCCCGGTGGCGGGTCGGTGTGCCAGTGGCGCACCTGGTCAGCAGTGACGGTGACACCCGCCCTCGTGGCTGTGCAGTGAATCACGAAGTACTTCAGCCTTCCCATAGTCGTCTATCAAACAAGGGTTCATCAAACAATACACGTAAACCGATTTCAACAACTTGTCACGCGCTACAGTTTCCATATCCTGCCATACCTTCCCACTGTAGGCATTAACGAAGGCCTCGTAACTCGTGAATGATAGAACGTGGGGGGCCGCCCATGACGCCCCCCGTTCTATCACGTATCCGCCCCGCGCGGTCATCAGCTACCGGACGCGTCGACGGTTAACTCTATCCCCTCGTAACCGTTGCCAGGGTAGCCACCTATGTCGGCGGCAGCCAGCAGGTCGGGCGTTGTCAACCCAACGACGTGGTCACCCGAGCCGGTGAAGGCCAACGTCCACCCCTTGTTAGTCGTATCCTTCGTAACCCCAGAGATGGCGACCGTTACGCCGGCCTTCGTCAACGTCCACATGGTGGCATCGGCGAGCTCATCGGCGTAAGTGTCGTACAGGTCTATCTTACCGCAGTTTGTCAGCACCTGAACGGTGATGGAATCCTCTATTGATGCGACCTCGCGAATTTCCAAATCAATCAAACCCTTCACCTCCTGCTCGACATCAAAGTCGCATTGGACGTAACCCATGTCCTTATTCAGCTCAGAAGGCTTGCTGAAGTTGAATTGCACGCGGAACATTGGGGACGCGCTACCGTCGTTGAATTTCATTGGTAGTGCCTGCACGAAGTTCGTTGTAAGCCCCGCCAGATACCCGTCGGAGTTGATAGTTCCGAAAATCACGTTATTCGAATCTACCAACAGCCACTTATACTGAGAGAGTTCGCTGCCGTGAAGGACCTTGTTTAGGCACGCCCCCCCGTCAACGTAGCGGAATTTAAAATCGTAAGACCCCTCCCGGACGTAAGCCTTGCCGCCGTAACCGAGGGATTCAATCGTGGCATCCTCGCTGCCGTCTTCGATCGCTTCGAAACGGAACAGAGGGAATATCCTTTCAGACACCGTTGCCTCGAGCGTTAGGGCTTGCAGGACGGTCTTGAAATCCGCCACGTCCGCAGCGGTGAAGTACTTCGTTTTCGGAATCGCGATCGCGCCCTTTATCATCCCGGGCACTAAAAAACATTGATCTTTACCCATGTTCGCGTACGATGTTGAACATAAAGGGGTGTTCATTATTAAGCTCATGATTTGTAACATATTAAGTTTTTTAATTTTAAACGTAAATTATCTATTTCAATGGCATCTATGTAATCGTTGAATAGGTTGCCCTCCTTTCCGTAAAGCCCAGTTCGCCCCCAGTACAGCCGATCGTACTTCACGTGCTCCACCCTTTCGGGGGCGACCAGCTCGAAGTCGTGGCAGTGATACAACTTGTTCACGAACTCGTTGTATACAGGGTATAGTGTTGGCTTGAACGTGTTCACGTAACGCTGGTGCGCCTTGTAATTTCGGTCAGTCAACGTTGCTATGATAATGTTCAGCGTGACTTCAGAGTATACGCCATCCAACCCCTTCCGCTCCGGGAAGTCCGTCAGCAGCGCGATTAGCGGGAACTTCGTCTTGGAAACCGACGGTGTCGCCGTCATCTGTTGCAAAGATTCCGTTACCTCCAGGGGGTGCCCGTACATGTAATTAATCGTTAGCCCGGTTTGTTCTTCAACCAGGTCAACCACAGATCCTATGACGTCAACCACGTAGCGCGTTATCATATTCCAAAATCGTTAATATATTTATCGTGCACGTGTTCGGGGGCGTAGTCACCGTAGACGTCCAGCCGTTCGTTCACCCAGTCGGCGATGTCTGCCATCACGTCAACCATGTCATTCCACACGGTGGCAACCCTGCGGTTGTTAGTCCCAATCTTGATGTTACCACCCTCTGGGTGGCCGTCGCCGATCCCGGTGCGTGACATGGCGTAATCCTTGTACCACTGGCACCACGTGAAGTTAGCAATTGGCGAAACCTTCGCCGTTGAATCTACGATCTGATCGCGCAGGTTAGTCCAGACCTCGGCCGGTTCGGCCTCATCCAGCCCCGCGCTCAGCGCGGTGTAGAGGGTCTCCCCGAGCAGGTCGGTCAGGAACTCCGGTTCATACTTCAACAGGTAACGCCCGATAGATGCCTGTAGTGCCGTCCCTACCTGTCCGGTATCCTGAATGTTCGGGATGTCACACTTGTCAATGAAATATGTGTAATCTATCAGCTTTGCCATGTCAGGTTAGTTTATCGTAAATTTCATTCCACATCTTCGCCGAGGTCGTGAAGCCATGGAACTTGTCTGCCCACCACTTCGTGACGACACTTAGGGTTTCCAGCTCCTTCCTGTTGTCTATGTAATATTTCAATAACTTGTATATGCCCTGCGGTGTCTTGCCGCAATTAATAACAGGCACGTGTGACAATTTACCGTCAGATTGCTGCAGTGCCATTTCCGACACGTAAGCCATCACCGGCACGCCGAACTGCATCGCCTCCACCGCTGACATTCCATAAAAACCCGTATCTGCAACTTGGTCGAAGAACACCGTGTGCCGCTTCTTTCTCTCAACACACTCCGAATTCGTGACATTCTCAATTATATCAAGCCTCACGTTCACGCCCTCTTCCTTCAGTTTTTCAACGGCGATAATCAGCGCATCCGTTCCCTTCTTTCTTCGAGCGCTCGGCGAGTGACCTACGATGAACGCCCTGCCCCGCTTCCACGTGTATGGTGCAGCCTCCGCGTTAATGCAGTGCTGCGTGTAAGTTCCGTGGTACGCGGGGTAGTTCAGGTCCGGTGTCAACGCCGTGCGGATGTCCGCCAGGTTCACGTAGTCAGATAAAGGGTATAACCCCATTGCCACACGGCACGTCTTCCCCGGAAGCCTCCGGAACGCTGACCCGCCAACGGTTACAACAACCGGTCGATCAGGGAGGGGGATGCCCCGCCAGACCTTCACCGGCGGGTTGTCTCCCTTAAAATGGATCACGTCACAACGGCGGATAGCCTGCCGTATAGCAAGCGTATCACCTGTATCGAGGCAACCATCAACGGTGTATCCATACTGGTGCCCGGTGGCGGTTACGAGAAAGACCTCGTGCCGCCCGCTACCGTTCACCGCCTCGCGGATCCGCCCGCCGCTCCCGGCATAGTCCCTCGTTGATAACATCACTACCCTCACCGCTTGCCCTTCCCCTTTTTAGCCTTCACCTTCGTTTTTACCACGGTTTCAGGTTTCGGTTCTGATTTAGCCTTCACAACCTTCACCTCAACGTAGTTCGTCGCGGCCACCTTCACCACTTCATCAATCTCCACCGGTCGTGCGTTGTAACTCTCCGCCGTGATGGCGTAGCCCTTCTTCAGGAATATCTCCGCCGTCGACGGGTGGAGGTACAATACCTGCCCGGCTCGTACGAAAGGGTGCATGGCGGTTGAAATTAACTTCACCTTGTTGGACTCAGGGGTTATCATCTTGTTCACGTTAGAAGTTATCATATGCTTATGATGTTAATATGGCAGCCTTGATGTTCGCAATCGTGTCGTAAACGAAGGCATACTCTTCCCCACCCTTCACGTAAGCGATGACCCTTTTCTCACCAACTGCCGTGATTATGTTAGCCTTGAAGTTATCACCAACGTAGCCTAACCTCACTGACATCGACTTGTAATCCCTGATGTGGTACTTCGTGAAGTCACCAACTAACAGGTAGCCAGCCGTCACGTTGTTATTCTCATATATACGGATCCCGTCTGTTGCCAAACCGGCACCCTGCATGGCCGCCACAACGAGCTGCGGTAACAGGTAGCCCTCCGTGGAAGTCTTCGCTAACCTCATGTTGGTGACGTCAACCGGGTTCATCATGATGGCGTTAGGGATGAAATTGTATGCCTTCACCTGTGTCAGGGCGGCGATAATGGCATCCCACGTGGTGGGGGTCTCAACTTGTATGGTTGTTAGCCCGTAAGCTTGGGCGTAAGCACCGGCACCCTTCAGGTAGACGGTGGTCCCGACACCGTTGATAAACTGTGAATCTTCCAACTTGTTGATTTGATCGGTCAACTCCCGTTCCATTTCCGCCATGAACCCCGGTAGATCGTCCAGTGCTTCCTCCGTGAAATCCCAATAGCAGGTTACCTTTTTCGCTTCCGAGCTGTTGATCGTGGGCGTGGCATCTGCCTGTGTCTTCGGGGCCCCCTCGCCAGTCATCCCGGCGGCACCCTCGCGAGTTCCCAATTCTACCCAAGCGGCGCGCCCGAGGGCGGTCGGTAGCACGTCAGAAATCAACCTGACTAAAGGCGGGTTCAACGGGGTGTAACCCCATGTTACATCAAGTGACGGGAACGGTACGAGTGAATTGGAAGACGGGCGTGTAACCGTGCCAACGTTCTTCAGGAAGTACCCAGCACTCTCCAGGTCAACGGTCATCTCGAACCCTGTCTTCGCGAGCTGCTTCATGTCCTTCCCCTTCACGGCATCCAGCATCTGCTGGCGCATCGATTTCCACTCCATCCCGGTCTTCGGCTCCTTCAAAGCCTTTACCTCAAGACCAAGTTCCTCAACGGCCTTCAGCAGCGGGCCGACGGTGTCGGCGTTGGCCGCAGTGACCTTGTTCAGTTCATCCGTCAGCCTTTCGTTAAGCTGCTTTGTGTCTATCAGCCCTTCTTTGAACTTCGTGAGTTCCGCGTTCATCGCGGCCTTTGAAGCATCAACAACGGCTTGTTCCTTTTCTGTTAATTCCATTTTCGTAAGTTTTAAAGTTTAGTATTCAATATATGTATCATAACCGCATCCCAATTAACCGGCGGCTCAACGATCGGTGGGAGTGGGTGCATGCCCGGCTCCGCCATTTCGGCGAGTGCCATTAACTTTGAAACGGTTGCCCTCACGCCGATTTGATCGGCGTTGGAAAGTAAACGTATCCTCCTTTCAAATTCATCTAACAAGGTAGTCCTACTTTCATACCGGTCAACACCCTTGAAACCGGTAAACGGCGTGTTTTCATTCGCACCCATTGCCACAACGCTGCCCTCCCATAGCTTCACCTCTCGCACGGTGTACGTACCCGTCAAGTCATCGTAATCCAGCTTGTCCAAAACGTAGCTGAAACCGATCGAATGCTGGTTTAGCGTGCCGGTCTGGTACTGGTGCAACACCCTGTCACCGAGGTCCGTGTAATCAATCTCGGCCTCGAAGTAAAGCCCGTGATCATTTTCCTCTAAACTCGTGAATCTCCCTATAGGTTCCGCCGGGTCATGCCCGAATAGGTAAGCTATCTTCCGGTGGCTCTGGCTGTCTGGCCCATGTTCGGAGATCGACTTCGCGAACGCCCCACGGATGATCACGTCACCGTCCTCGTCCACGTTGCCGAAAGCGGCAAGGTAACCTGACACCTTGCGACCTGTGAAGTCTAAATGATAACTGGTACCCGGAATCGCTTTGAAGTACACCGGGCGGTTGAATTTCTTATTCAGTATTTCCATCGTGAAAAGTTTTTCCGTTAAACTTTATCGGATCGCAACCTATGGCACCCCTCCATTCCTCCAGCGTTACAACGCCGTTGCGGTAAGCGATCTCCATCGCCTGCGAGGTTGTCAGCACCACCCCGGCACGCGCCACCTCATCATCCTGAAAGACGGGCAGGTGATTGAACGAAGCCACTATTTGGATTGATTCTAAATTAAGGAACCTACTCAACGCCCCGCACCATCGCCTCGATTCCGGTATCGTAGCATCTTGGTAAAGCGACTTCTTCGCTTCCTCTACGTTGCTAAAGGTCGTGCCAGCCTTGAACCCGAGCAAGTGCATCGGGTAGTTATAGTTATCCGCAATCTGCCTCACATCATCATCGATCTCTTCGAACAACATCAAATCCTTTGTCGGGAATGTCATTGGGTTCCATTTCAAAGCCTGCGAAGTAATAACCACCTGGTACTTATCCTTCGATACCCCGTAAGTGTTGAAATCCCGCTGTATTTGTGCCTTTTCCTTAGGATCCATCAGGACACGGCTGACCGCATCCGTTGATTCGTTTGAAAGGATACCGATCATACCCCTCTTTGTCAGCAGCACGTTGCGAGCCTCGTAAGCCGCGATTATATTCATCACCGGGTCAGTGAGCGATACAAGTCGTGACAACCCTATCAGAGGTTTTTCAGTGTTCACCTGAACATCCTTAAGATGTAACACGTCATTGACCGGTATAAATATTTCGGATCCATGATCACCGTACCAATACCCCCTGATTATATCCTCGATGGCGGTCTGCATGTGAACGTAACCTGTCGTGTCAACTCGAACCTTGTCATTTGGTAGCACCGACATCGCGACCACCCTGCCGCCGGGTGCACGCAGGCCGTATATGAACGCCTCCCCGTGTAGAAGGATGTCCGTCTTCGCCAGCGATTCGAACTCGATCCAAGACTGGTAAGGGTTCGGACGTGCCAGCAGCGCGCGGGTGTTGTTAGCCTGCGCCGTCGTTGATTCCTTACCGTTGGCATCCACCACGGTGTAGGCAGCCGCAACGTGAGATTCTACTTTTCGTGAAATGATACCCGCAAGCGGTGGACACCACTTGTAACACAACCGTTGCTCCTCAACTGTAGACGTCCCGGTGAGCGTGCTCACCCTCGTCTGGTTGCCGGAGATCCCCGGCATGTTGAGGTAGTAATACGTTTCGCCGTTGCTAACCTCCGCTGCAACGGGGGCTGAATACCCCTTTTTCCCGGTGAATAATTTAGGGAACCTCATTCAAGCGGTTTAAATTTTTGCAAATGTAAACAACTTCGTTACCGAAAGTCAAATAAATTTATGGCACATCAAGAGGGAAATTGCATCATGACGGCGTACCGCCAGGCATCCCAGAGGTGGTTAAACTCGTCGATCGGGTCATTCAACTGGATACCGTGCACCTCGCGCCACTTGTAGTTAATGACCTCGCGCCTCGCCTCTGGCGAACGGACAACGTGAATCTTGTAAGACTTCAGCAGGTCTATACCGTAGCGTACCGACCCGGCGAACTTCGTCACTGGTATAGCCTTCACCCCTCGATGCGCTAATGCAGCGATCATCCCCGGTTCCGCGCTGTCACACCAAACGTGACCATCGCCTATGTGCCCGAAGCAAACCCCCTGGAGTGTCGTGATGTCATCGCAGGGGGCGTAAAACAACGATTCGAGGTAGAGGTTTGCACCGTCCTTACCGACCCTTCCGAGGGCCGTCGGGCTGTTGGTGTGCCCGAAATCCATCCCGAATGTAACCAGTTCAATATCATCCGGAAATTTGTCGATCCATTCTACGTTATTGAATATGACACCCTGCGGCGCGCGGCGTTCACCGAGTGCGTAGACGGCGTGCATGAACTCGTCAGCAGTGCCCCGTTCCACGTTCACCGGGTTCGCCGGGTCGTAAGATAGTATTTTTGCCCTCTCCCACTTCGATATATAGGGGTTATCAAGCATCGTTGTTCGTATAAAACGAACGTCCGGGCGGCGTTCCAACACGTTAAATATCCAGTGCTCCGTTAGCGAGGGGTTGAAATCCATCCACCAGAACCGCTTACATCTCATCTCAAGTTGGTCGAATATTTGCTTGCTCACGGTCAGTGCCTCGTTTATCCAGAAGAAATCCGTTCCGAGACCGTAGAACTTGGATACCTCGTCCGCGCCGATCAGCGAGACCTTCGACCCCGCGATCCAGAAAGACCTGATCTCTTTCGCGTAACCGAACGGGTTGCGCATCGGTAGGCGTTTGGCAAAATCATCATACAGCGTTGTCTTGAACGAGTTGTAGGTTTCCTTCACCAGGCAAATCGAGCAACCGGGGTAACGATGCGCGACGTATGACATGAAGTCTATTCCTGACCAGGTCTTCCCCGATCGGCTGCCTCCCTCCATCACGAGGCCGCGCCTCCCGGAGTTCAGTGCCTTGACCAGCGTGGCGAAGTTCTTATTAATCTTCCGCATGAGATTCTATCTCTTCATCCGGCGGAAATAGGTCATCCATCTTGGTAACGTTCATGTTCATCTCGGCGCGGTTGCGGTACTTTTCCGGAAGATTTCTCTCGAGCCACCACGCGGCCGACTGCCATGAGGGATCATTCAGTACCCGGCGTTTGCAAATATCTTCCAGTTTATCGTTACCAGTGTCCTCTGCACTTTTTATATCCTTTGCAAAGTTTGAATACTTTCTCATCCACCGCATGAATGTTGCGTAGTTAATGCCACCCGCCATGACTGCATTCACCCTCCCCTCACCTTCCTCGAGTGATCTCAGTATTTTGTCAATATGGTCCTTATCATATTTCACGGGGCAAAGGTTGTAAAATAGTCGGGTGTTGTCAA